ATATAGATTATCTAGACCCCTATGCACTTTTTTTAATCACGACCCTAAAGTGGTGTATCTGGTGTATCTGATGATTATTATTATTGTATATCAACACTTCTAGACGATTTAGTGGTGTATCTGATGGTGTATCTGTGGTGTATCTAGATACACCATATTATCTATATTTCCTTTCGTAGTGTAAAAATGTTGGTTTGGGTGTAGTAGTCGTGGGTTAGAATAATCTATATAGTAGAATTTATGGTAGCAAAAACATTAGTAAAAGCTGGGATAGCCTACGGCAAGAAAAAGCTCCGAGAAAGAGCTGCGAGAAACGCAACTAAAAGTTTAGATAAATACAATATTCTTGCTGGTGGAAGTAGCTCCAAAGGCCCTGTACCTATAAAAAATCAATCACTTCAAAAAAGCACATTAAGTGGTAGAACTTATTCTATTAGTAATAGTAAATTATCTTCTAAAACTATGCTATCATTAGGTGGTCCATATGGTCAAAGCACTGCAGCAAGATTTCAAGATAGTGTGAAAGACTTGATTGGTATAGACAGTGTAAGTATAAGGAATGCACAGAAAAAATTATTTAAAAGAAAGAAAAAGAAATGAAAATATATTTACTTAAATTATTATATCATTATTCAAGCAAGTGGAATGTTTGGACATGGCAAAAACTTTATGGTGATAGGAAGAGAAAATGAACGAAAAACCCGTTAAAAAACTTATAGGTGGATTGCTTACAGCTGGTATTAAATATGCAGCCAAAAAGTATATTAAACGAAGTGGTAGAAGTATTAAAAAATTAACTGAACTACAGCCTTCAGGTGTGAAAAACAAAAGATCAGCAGCTAAACACGATTTTGCTACTGCTGTTCAAATGCAAGGTCAACGAAGTATGGTAAATCCTAAAGGACTTACTATTAAAGACATAAACAAATTACAGACATATAAAAACAAACTTCCAAGGAACTATTAATGAAATCAGGTAAATATTTTGCAGGAGGATTAATTAAAGGAACTGGTGGAACAGCTATAAAAGCCTTCTTGAAATCAGATGTTTATAAAGTATTAAAGAAACCTATGATGGATAAGATTAATAAGATGTATAGCTCAGGCCCAGGAAATACTGTTAAAAATAGAACATTTCTTAAAGGTTTAAAGAAACTAGATGTTAAGAACCAAAAAGCAGAATTAATTGGTATGGCTTTATCACGGGTAGATGATGGCACTAAAAAACTACCTAGACATATTCAAGCTTCTTTGAAGAAGGGTGCTAGAAACCTAGCCAAGTACCAAAAAAAAATTGGTTTAACAGCTGCTGCTTACATGAAAAAGAAATTTAGTAAACAAAAGGATAATTAATGGGTTTGAAGTCTAAACAACTTAGAACTATTGATGATCTAACTTTAAAACAAAGAAAGTTTATAGACATCTTAGTGGCTCACTGGGGTGAGATTACTAAGGGTGAAGCATTAAAGAGAGCTGGATACAATGCAAAAAACGATAAGAACTTTTCCGACATAGCAAGTAAATTAACTTCTAGAAAATTCAGTCCGCACGTAGTCAAATATTTGGATATGAAGCTTGAGAAAGCTTCTGCCAAGTTTGAAAAGGACAGACTCCGAAGATACAAAAGACTAGAGAAATACTCAGACGCTGCATATGCAGATAAACAATATGCATCAGCGATTAATGCAGAATTTAGATCAGGCCAACTAGCTGGTCTCTATATTGATAAAAGAGAAGTCAAAGTATCAGGATTGGAGGGAATGTCACGTGCAGAGCTTGAAAAAAAACTCACAGAGCTATCAACTAAGATCGATGGATTTAATGCCAAAACGATCGAAGCTGAGCCAGAGACAGAAAAATTATCTAAAGGGTCATAATTGGACTTCCTTCATAACTATTTTTAACGAGGTACATAATCCTGACCTCAAAATGAATGTAGGTAAAGTAAATGTTAAAACGAAAAAAGACTAAATATAAACATGCTGTCGTTGGTGGTAAAAAATATTACCTATATAGAATAACGTGGATTGATCCGTGCGGTGACTCAGGGCACGCTGAAGCTGACGAAGTAAAAAAATTAATGCCCGCAAAGATGATTACACAAGGTTATATCTTTGATAAAGACAAGAAAAACGTGTGGACATTTGCTACTTACGACACAGAATCAGCAGTTTTTTCCGATCGCAATGTACTACCGAGATGTTTAATTCAGAAGATGGAAAAGGTAGATAACCGACCTGATTAAACATGAAAAAAAGAGAGTCAAAGCTTTGGCAAAGAATTAAAAAACATATTACTAAACCTCATTTTATTCGCATAGAATCTAACACTATCAATGGCATACCAGACATAAACGGCTGCTGGTCTGGTAAAGAATTTTGGATGGAATTGAAATCAGATAAGGTAAGTTATCCGAAGCTATCTAAATGGCAAATTGCTTGGATAAACAAACGGATCTTAAATGGTGGAATTGTTTTGATCTGCAATGAGACCCTCTTGGAGAAGAGATTGAAACTGTACAGACCGTTATCCGTTATCCGTGATGCTCGTTTACTGAAACCTGCGTTTGCGTTCTCGTTTCCCGTTAAGTGGCCAGCGGTCCAGGATGCCATCTGGGATCTCCTGCAGCTGGATGCAGCTGAAGCTCGTTCTCGTTCCCGTGAAGAAGAACAACGGATAGAGAAACAACTAATGGATAGCACTGGCAGCGTGACAGCTCTGGACTTGGCAAGACAATAACTCTCGTGTATCCTCGTTCTCGGGGGCCAACTTTAATCTCATTGTTTCGTTGAGCCCCCATCTGGGGCCAGCAGCACAGCCGTGTTCTCGTTCACCGAAGCTCGTTTAATAATCCTCGTTCCTTTAGAGAACTGCCACCAGCAGCGTGGCACCATCACCTGCCATCTGGGAAGCAGAGCTGTTAGCTCGTTCTCGTTTGAGGAAAGGAGTAGAAAGATTACCGAACAGTATAAAGCATCTGGGGCGTCCTGAGCTGTGATATGATTGAAGCTCTCGTTTAAGGAAAAGAGTTAGATATGAATGTGGCCTACTATAAAGCATCTGGGACGTCAGGAGAAACCTGCTGGGTAAAGCTCGAAATAAAAGCCTTGACAGCTATCCCATCTGGTCTTATATATATTCAGGGTCAGAAACATTGGGCGTTGACTAACGTTAAACGATGTTCGAATGATGCATTCAAGTCTGGGTAGTTTGCCACTTGTTGTTACTTCGGTCTCAATATTTTTGATCCTTTAACAACAAACAAAAGGATAAATGATGACAAAGGAATACACGTATACGAAAAACAAAGACAGCTTCATGGGCTCGGAAAATAGAGTAGAAACAAATGTGAGGACTCATGTGATAAAGGATGACGGCACGGTGACCGTGATAGAAGGAAGAGTGAAAGAACTAAAGGAAATGCAAGCGCTCGTTAAGGGACCTATCGAAATAGTAAACGCAGCCATGCCCAAGGCATCGCCTGCGCTGCCAGGCGGAGAGAAGCTAAAAGAAATGGTAGTGAATGAAGAGGGATTATTTAACAGCTCGTTCAAGACAAATGAAAAAGCACGGCAACTAATAGCTGAAGGACTGTGCACGCAGCTGAGTAACATCCAAGACATACGTGGTGATGTGTTTGTCACTGACGGATGGAGGATTGCGTAATGTTCTCGCTGTTCATATTGATGTTGCTCGTTTGGCCTCGTTTCATGCTGCCCGTGCTGGGCATCCTGATCCTGACTGGTGCTGGGCTGTGGTGAGGCAGGTAGCTCTGGTAATGCAGGTGCCTCTCGTCTCGTTTCAATGGAGTACATCTAGAATGATTCCAACCCACAAGTTTAGCAGCCCCCTGAGCGTGTACCTAGGCTCGTCTCGTTTCAATGGAGTACATCTAGAAAGATACTTTGTTTAAGAAGGTAGCTGGGGCGCACGAGCTTCCAACTTCCCTAGGGTTGAGGCACAAAAAAAATATTGGATAAGAAAATAAAGTTTGACAATGATGTGGGACATGATAAGACATTAGGATTAACAATTAACAAAGAGGAGACAACAATGGGACTAGACCAATTCGCACATATAAGAGATAAGCAAAGTGGACAGATGAAACAGCCAGACTTTGAAAAAGTCTATTCAGATAAGTACGAGCCAACAATAGATGGTTTCGTTTGGAGAAAGCACTCACGACTTCAGCAGTTTATGGAAAACATTTGGTCAGAGCAAAACCCTGATTCCGAAGCTATGAACGGAGAAGATGAGTTGATATTAGATAAAGATATAATAACCAACTTGCGTAAAGAGATAGATAGCAACTATCACAACTCGTTCTGTAGTGGTGGTTTTTTTTGGGGACATCAGTTTCAAGAAGAAGCAGTCAAGGAATATTCCAAGCAAGATGTTCAGTTCTGTGATTGGGCTTTGGCACAAATAGAAAAGGGAGAGACAGTTCTCTATAATTGCTCGTGGTAAGTTTTGCGTTGGTAGTAATGTCGTTTATTAAAAAGAACAAGGGGGTTAAGTGGGGTTCTTAATAGTCACCAGCCCCCTGTGGTTGATATACATATTATTTTTATTTGATGTTGTAAGTTTTACCAATGTACTCAATTTGTTTTAGTTTAGTTCCTTGCTAGACCCATTATGAACACGACCCAAAATGGTCACATTTAGTTCTTGCTATTAATATAAGATACAATAAGATACTTGTATTAAGTAAAAACTAACAAAAGGAAAACAATGAGCAACGCAGTTAAAAAGCTAAAGCAAGACGAAAAGCGAGTAGTCTTATCTTATGCTAACTTAAAACTCAAAGCTAATCGTTTAGCTAAAGAGTTAGACACAATGAAACAAAATCTTATTGATGTATTCGATAGGACTAATCAAAACTTAATCATAGTACAAGACGAGCAAGGTGAAAGTTTTGGTGTGCAGAAAATCAAACGTAAAAGAAAAAAGTTTGAAACTGCTAACTTTAAAATAAAACACAATGACTTGTTTAATCAGTTCTGTACTGAAATTGAATACAATGAGTTTAAAGCAATCGGAGATAATAATGACAAGTAGTCTTATTAATATCTCTAAAGTATTAGCCGAGCAATCGGCTGATACTCAACTTACTGAGAACGCAACTATGACACCAGACGCAGTTAGTAAGTTAAATTATGAAGTGATGTACAAAATGCTTGAGGGAGAAGTAGAGAAGTTAATCATAGAGAACAATGGCAACCCATTGATTGACGACTTCAAACAAAAGATTGTGAAGAAGTTCACATACTTAATACACAAGCTATCTAGCTAACAGCTATCGCGTAGCCCTTACGGGCTACGCACCCACACCCCACACCCATAGAGGTACC